TCTTTTTCCGCAAACAATTCATCAACAGAATTAATATCCTTATTGTATCTTTTCTTAATATATGAAAGAACGTCTGTGTCAGAAAATTCTGGTAAAGACTCTTCTTTCACTTTTTCACTTTTTGCTTCTGGCGCTCCTTGACTATTAAAATTTACACGATCAATTCCGTCATCAACAGGTTTATCTGCTGAATCTTCAAATTGTTCTTCATGTTTTTTTAATAACGTTTCTTCAACTTGCGCTTTTGATTTTTCTTCGACATTTCCGTCAACTGCTTTTACTTCAAAACTCATTTGATTTAATTTTTTACAAAGTTAGTACTAATTTAATTATATATTTAAGCTTATTATCTTGGATTAAATTCTGCAAAATCAAACCCATCTAAACTATCTTCATTAGATTCAAAATTTATTGAAGTTAAATTTCTTTTCTTTTGCTCTGCTATTTGAGAAGTGTTTGTTGATTGTTGGTTAATCCTTTCTTTTTTAGCCTTTTCTCTATTGTCCTCCCTAGATAATATGTTGTCTTGTTCAATACCTTTTAATTGCATTTGCATATCAAATTCAACCTGCATTAATTGCTGTTTTAATTGAACCTCTGCTTGGAGTTTTTGAATATCAAAAGATGTTTCAGCTTCTTTTACAGCAATTTTAGATTGCATTTCAGCTTGAGCCGTTTGTTGCGCTAATTGAGCAGCGGCTTGTTGAGCTTGCATCTGCATTTGCGCTTGCATTTGCTGTTGCTGTGCTTGTTGCTGTTGCTCCATTTCTTGTTTAGCCTTTCGCTTAACTTTCAGCAATTGATTTGCCATCTTTATGTTAGCAAGCTCTCTAATGTCAATAGCATCTTCAAGATTTATATCCATTTTAGATAATGCCATTTGAATATTTTGCTCTAGCATAGCTTTCTCCTCTTCGTCTGGAGCCATCTCTATAAAAATACCAAAGTCATGCAAGTATAGATTTTTAATATCTTCAAGTATTCCTAAGTTATACTTACCAATCTGCATGGCAAATTCATCTTTAAAGTCTGCGTACTCTAAAACATCTGCTGTTCTAATTGACAAGCATTCAGCTAAAGTTTTTGTAATGTATAAACTAGCATTTAAAATGTGTCTAGTTGCTACGTTAGAATTTAAAGCTGCTAATTTCTGAACACCTACTAAAGAATTAGGATCAGGACTAGATCCATCCCTAGCTTCATTTAAGCCTGTCACAGACCTTATCATATCTAAATAATGATTGTAGTTAGTAATAAGCATTTGCATCTTACTAGCGCCGCTATTTGATGTTAACTGCTGGATAGGAACTCTTGCGTTGTTATATTCTCCATCTCCAGTATAACTTCTACCAATAACACTACCTGTTTGAAAGTATAGCCTTAAAGCATCTTCTGGATTATACGCATTACCTGTTCCAAGATCAACCTCGTTTAATCCATCTGCATCTATAAAAACGCCATCAGGTACAACACGAGAAACAACTTGTTGTATTTTTAAATGAGTCATTTGAATTAAATCTGCAAATGGAATCATTCTCTGAACCAAAGACTCAAGAGTTCCCTTGTACATCTTAGGCGCACAAGCTACATAGTTAGAATATGCATATTGACTAGAAGATTTTGGCCTTACCATATTTTCTCCCAATTTCCATTGAAGCATAATATTAGTACCCATAACCATTACACCATCATACCAAACATCTATTCTTTTAGTTATTTTTTCAAACCCTCCCTCATCCATCATTTCCTGTGGTGGATTAAACTGATCGTCTTTTTGAACTACTTTAAATGTTCCATCCGACATTTTCTTTTTCTTGTAAACAAAAGAATGAGTGGTTTTGTAGTTAAAATAAAGTAAAGTTGCTGTGTCTCTAGAAAACATACTGTTATTGTATGCCGCTGCACCATCATAATAGTCATACCATGATTGGCTATATTTAGAAATTTCACTTAAATCCTCATTTGTTAATGTAGGATCAATCTTTATAAGTTCCGTTATTGGAACTGTTTTTATTTCACCCCAATAAAAAGTGTCTTTAAAATAAGGATCTTCAGTATAGCTATAAACAACGTTTGCTGGATCGCAATACTCAACCCTCACACCATCGCCAGGAAGAAACATATGTTTACCAATACCAATTCCTAATGTAGTAATATCAAAATCAATTCTTTTTCTGCTTTCGTTGTAATGATTAGCAGACAATATAGTGTCAATAGCAGTTTCTTCAGCTATTTCAATAGCTGGCTTGTAATTCATCTGCATAAAAAGCTCTAGCTCCTGATCATTTTCAGGCAAATCATCTTCCTTTGTTTGAAAAGCGTCAACTCCAAAGTCAGCGTTTATCTGTTGCAACAAAGGTTTTGCAATCATATCGCTTTGAATCATTTCTTGAAACTGATTTCTTTTTTCAGCAGACATAGCATCTTGAGCAGTAGCCTTTACTTTAAAAAGTCTATCGTTCATACCGTTAACAACAATATCTACAAATTTAGGAATAATAGGAACAGGTGTCCAGTCTAAATTTAAATAAGACAAATCGCCATCAACAGAAATTTCATTTTTATATTTTCCAATAGACTGTTTTCCGCGAGCATAAAGTCTTAATCTATTAAATTCTGCCCATTGAGAATAAAATCTACAAGATCCTCCATCTCTTCTAAACCATTCATATTGTATTGCTTGTCCTATTTGCAACCCATACTCCATAGTGTCTTTTACCGAATCAGAAGCAAATTGATCTGGAAACGCAGCTGAGTTAACTTGTATTTTTACGTCTTTCATTTATTTAAGTAATTGACTAATAGAATTTTTATTGTTATATCTAGCAAAGTTAATGCTTATTTTGGATTTTTCTTTAGCTGGAGTATATAGGTGTTTTTGATTAGCCATTATAGCTAAACCAGAACTAATAGAGGCATCAAATTTTGTTCTGTTATTTATATCAAACCTTGCCCAATCTTCTAATGTTTTTTGAAAATACATTATTCCCATGTCATCAGGATCTCTATAGTTGTTTGCCAAATCTAAACCAATATGTTTTTCTATATAAGACTCTATAGCAGAAGCATGAGATTGTTTTACATCCTCACTAGAATTAGGTATCCCACCCAACTCTCTTTCTGTTTTAGAAAGCTTGTTAAATGTTTTGTCTGGTCTATTTATACTAAAAGCTCTATAACCTCTATTTTTAAAATGATACAATAATCTTGGCTTATTGTTTTCACATAAAATGGGCATTCCATAAAATATACAAGCCATTAAAACTTCTTCAAAAAATATCTCTGCCGTTTGTGGTCTAGCAATATATTCTAAAAAAAATTGATTGCTAGGAGCTGTATCCATATTAAACTTAGTCATTCCATGTAAAGAACCATTAGATCCTTTACCGACAACAACACCTGAAATATCATATGAATCACAACCAAAAGATCCAATGTGTTCGTTGCCAGGATATTTTTTTCCGTTTTTTACAACAACATGATTTCTTAATGTCTTTTCGGGTATCCAAGTTACAAAAAATCTACCTCTTTTATCAGGTGTCCAAATAACCTTTGTATCTTTCACACCATTATGCCAAGAAAAAGAACCTTGAGTCATGTGTTGCTTTATCATTAAGGAATCATTATAATCTATTTGCTGATATATTTTAGTGAGATTAAATAAAGATTGTTTACTTTCATCTCTAAATGCATGAGACTCTGTTCTGGGAAATTGTCTGTAGAATTCATTTAACGCATCTGGATCACTAGACAAAGAATCTACTTCGTTTTGCCAATAATCAATAGCGCCTTGTTTTATCATTTCACCATCTATACCCATTATGGGTTTTTCAGGAGTATTAAAAACAGGCATTCCATACAAATCAATAAACCCTTCCATATTCCATTCCATAGGGATAAAAAGAGAATATAACCCACTTTTAGTTTGACCATTTGAATTACGTTTAGTAACATCAGAATCGTAATAAAGTTTTTTAAAGTTAGCACCACCTTTGTCTAAAGCATTTGATGTTGATCCCATCATGCATTTACCAATAATTTTGCTACCCAAACGCAAACACGTTTTAGTAATACCCCAATTTTTTATTATACTATTAGGTTTTTCCCACTTACCACTTTCATCATGAACCAACAATTTTAATTTTTCACCATCATAACTGTTGTCACCTGTGTTTTTCCAGTCAATAGTCGTGTCTAATCCCTCAACCTCATTAATCTCATCCTCATACATGTTTTTTTTAGTAATCTTAGAAGCAGGAACTCTATAAGCTAATTCTGTTTTAGGCTTATCCATACCATCCTGTATCGGCTTAAAGAAAAAAGGATAATTATTAGATATAGGAACTACCTTATCGGTAAACATTTTTTTAGCATCAGCTCCTGTTTTAGAAAGAATCCCTATTCTGGCATCTTTAGTTATTGTTCCAATATTAGCGCACTCTTCACTTCCCATGTAAGAAAATCCAGATCGTCTAATTTTTAAATAATCATTGCCAAAAGATCTATTGTCTGCCTTACACGCTTCCCAATGAATATAAAATATTCTATTTGCTTCTCTAAAATCAGGAAGTCCTACATCTATTTTTGTATGCTGAAGATACATCCAATGAGAACCAGTTATGTAAGTTGGAACTCCGTTGTTTTTAAACCAATAACCTTTTTCTCTATAATCAAATTGTTGCTCTATATAATCAACCCATTGATTTTTAAAACTAGAAGGTGTGTTATGCCATTGAAAAATAGATTTTATTTTTTTTAAAGGTTTTGGGATTTCTTGAGCTTCCCAATATTGATCAGAAGAAACTTTGCTTTTTATATAAATTTCATTTTCTAATTTTGGCAAGGCTATTCTGAGTCCTTGAATAGAAATAATATCTCCTATTTTTCCAGACTTAGAAATAACAACAACATCGTATTTTTCATTATAACCATATTGCCAAGATTTAGTTTTATTCTTAATAGCTAAAACGTTATTAGGAATTAAATTTAAAACTTCGATATATAAACTATGTTGATCTTGATTCAGCAAATCCTTTTGGCGCATTATTTGTTTTATTATCTACTCCTTCTATTGCATCTTTTTCTTCTTCAATTCTTTTTAATATCTCAAAAGCATCAAATATAGCTAATTTTTTAGTTGCCGCAGCATTTTTTAATTTATCAGCAGCTAATTCATCATCTTCTCCATACTTTATAATCTGTTCTTCAGCTACTTTAATTAATTGTTGAACTGCTTTTTCGCCAGCTTTTATAATTTGAAGTTTAATTTTTTTTACATCCATGCCAATTAAATTTATAAAACATTACAAAAACTTTTCTTCCTTCTTTCCAACCCTCATTAGGATATTTACTATGAAAATAATTTGCTGGATAAGAAACTAATCTGTTCGGCTCATAATCAACAACTGTTCTTAAACTCCATTTGTCTAAATTATTTGAGTCTGCTTTTATTAAATCATCATACTCTTCGTTAGTGCAATTATTAAAAAGTTTTTTTCCGTAATAAACATGATCCCAAAAAGCAGTTCCATGAGTGTCGGTTCTTTTTTTAGGAGAAAGATAAAGAACTAATGCCCTATCTGGTTTTTCACCATTAACAATTAAATCAGAATGTATTCTCCATGATGTGTCAAGCTTATCCGTTGCCACCCTAAAAAAAGACATAATGTTTGTTAATTTTCTTCCTTCAATTTTTTCTAATTTTTCAATTACATAATTATTTAACTTTTCAGTTGAATTTTGAACATGAAAAAAAGAATCACCTACATCTACTGGAGTAAATTTACAATTATTTATATTGCTGTTGACATTATTAAAATCATCTAAATCTAAAAAATTGTCTTCTACATAAATCATAAGACAACTGTAATATTATCAGTAAACATTCTGTAAAGTAATTCGTCATCAACAAGAAACTCATATTCAGAATCAGGTTGATATAAAACAACATCTCCAACTTTTACACCCTTCTTTAATAAATCTTGATTTATGTATTTTACTGTTCCAGTTAATGGCTCGTATTTAGAATTTTTTTTAAGATAACTATCTTGAGACTCTAAAGGTTTAATAAAACAATACTTATCATAACCCATCCATCCGTTTTTGTTTTTATACATATAAAATTGATCTGGATCTACAAGAAACAAATTATCTTTAAAAAAACTTTTACCACTTTTTCTGTTACCATACATGTCATTATAAAATTTAAAAACATTATGATGAACTAAAAGAGTATCGCCTTTTTTTATTGGGCCAGTATAATTAATAGGAGTAGAAATAACTGTAGCAAAACGATTAGAAGAGCTGTGGTCTTCTTCAGAAGAACTTGTTATAAAATTTTTATTTCCGTATTTTTTTATATTATCATATCGTCTGCCCTTTTTTGGACTGACAATGAAGCTATAAGGAGATTTCATTTAATTAAATTTAATTTATACTGAAGTATCTTCAGTTCTTTCTATTGGTTTATGGTGAAATACATTTTCTTTTTCCCTGTCTTCTTCTGACATTTGTTCCCAAAGTATATCTTTCCAATCTTTTTGTTTTGTATTTTTCATTTTAAAAATTAATATTATACTCTAAAGATATAGGTAGTGTAGTTCTAAATTCTTTCCAAAGCAAAACTTCATCTTCTTTTATTATCCAAATTTTATACGAATCTTTATCGAAAATAATGTGTTTTATAAAATAAGATCCTCCAAGAACATTTTGACCAACAATATAATGCATGGCATTAGATTTGTAATCAGCTCCTATAGAAATTTTTCTTATATCCATTTTTATATTGGGTAACTTCTAACCTCAACCCACACCGTTGATCCTGCGAAATCTTTTGCAGTACCAACACCAGTGCTTGAAAGGTCAAAATTTTGTATTCTTATTTCAGTAGTAGATTTTCTTTCAGCAACTGTGCTTTCTGGATAGCTTCCAGATCCAGCTCCACTTGGAGCAGCTGTAACGTTTGGATTATCTACAATACACATTACATATCCTGCCACTAAACCAGCGGAGGGGTTTACAGCTCCATAATCTCCAGTGCCGTTTTTTACAAAAGTCCACGTTCCTCCAAAATTATTTACAAAAGCGCTGCCAGTTAAAACACCAGCCGTAACACTTAAATTAAAAACAGCAATTAAAGGACTACCTGCATTACTCCCATAATCTGGTATACTAAGTGTACCTCCTACCAAGGTTGCTGGGCCAGAGGTTAGTCCAGTATCAACAGTAAGTCCTTCCTCATACAAAGGAATATTTAATGTTGTTCCAACTAAAGTAGCAGCTCCAGCCGTACCGATTGTTGTTAAAGTCAATGGACTATAAGGGATTGTTAAAGTATCACCAACAATAGTAGCTGCACCCGATCCACTAGTAACAAGAGTTATAGAACCCTGATATTTAGGAATATTTAATGCTCCAAGTGCAAGGGTTGAAGCACCAGTAATACCATTTGTAGTTAAGCTTGTTATAGGAATAGTTGAGAAACCAATATTAATAACATTTCCTACAAGAGTTAAACTAAGTCCAGTGCCAGCAGTAATATTAACTGCTCCAGTTAAGCTGTTCAAAGAATCAACACCGCCACTTCCACCTGTATAAACAGGTATGTTTAACACACCATTAATAAGAGTTGAAGCGCCAGATGATCCAGTTGTTGTAAGACTAAAACTGCCGCTTTCAATAAAGTCTTTTAATTGAGATATTGTACACGACTTAGTCAACAAGCTGTCACTAGCATCGGTTAATATAACGTAGTCTTTTGAATTAAGACTTGAAATAATAGGATATGCCGATGTGTTGCTAATTTTTGCCATTGTAGTTTATTTTTCTTTTTTTGGATCTTTTACTTCTCCAGTTTGTATATTAATTATTGCGTTTTCTCCAAACTCTTCCGTTAAAACTTTTTCTTGCTCACCAAATCTTTTTTGTATATCGGCAAGTAAAACAATTAAAGAAGCTTTTTTAATTTCGCAATCAGCAATTTCTGTTTTTGCTTTATTAAATTCTTCTTGTAATCCTTGTAAAGCACTTAGTTGTGTTTTGTTTAATTTTTTTGACATTTGATTTAATTTAATTGACAATTAATAATTAACAAATATACGCAAAACATTTTATAATTTTTATTTTGTATCTTTATTGACATGAAAAAGGGTAATGCCATCTATAGGCCAAGGCTTACGGAAGAAGAAAATACAATAATAAACAATCACAGAGCATTAAAAGTAGAATGTGATACCAACGGAATACCAATAAATGACGTAAATCATTACTGGTATAAAGGCAAAAGCTTTTCTCTTCACGTTAAAAACAATAGTATATCTTTAGATGAGGTAAGAGACAGTATTATAAAAGCAATGGATAAGCACTCTCCTTCTTATCCTAAAATTAAAAGAAAAAAACAAAAAGATCCACACCTATTAGTTATTGATCCAGCTGATATTCATATAGGAAAACTAGCCTCTTCATTTGAAACAGGTGAGGATTATAACTCACAGATAGCTGTTAAGAGAGTAAAGGAAGGGATACAAGGAATACTTGAAAAGTCTAATGGCTTTAAAATAGATAAGATATTATTTGTAGGTGGTAACGACATACTTCACATCGATGAACCACACAGAAAAACAACAGCAGGTACACCACAAGATACTGATGGTATGTGGTATGAAAACTTCCTTACAGCAAAGAAACTTTATGTAGATGTATTAGAAACATTAATTGCAGTAGCAGATGTTCACTTTGTTTACAATCCAAGTAACCACGATTACATATCGGGGTTTATGTTATCAGACTCTATACAGTCATGGTTTAGAAAAAGCAAGAACATTACATTCGACTGCTCAATAGCTCACAGGAAGGGTTTTAAGTACGGAAACAACTTAATTGGAACAACACATGGAGATGGAGCTAAACAAGCTGATTTACCCCTTATAATGGCTAATGAGTTCTCTCAATGGTGGGCAGATACAAAGCATCGTTATGTATACACACACCATATACATCACAAATCAAGTAAAGACTATCATGGTATTACAGTTGAGTCGTTAAGATCTCCAAGCGGTTCTGATTCCTGGCATCATAAAAAGGGATATGGAGTTGGAGGCATAAAAGCTGTAGAAGGATTTATACACTCAATGGAACATGGTCAAGTAGCAAGACTAACACATATATTTTAGTCATAAACCCTTACTTCAAAAGAAGCATTAACTATATAGCTGTCTGCACCTTGGAAAGGAATTATTTGTACAACATCATTATTCACCCTATCCCACCTAATATTGTTTGACATAGTTGGACTAAGTCCGTTATTTAAAAATACTATGGTTTTATTAACAGGGAAAGTTGCTACAATACCAGGTGCATTTAGAAGATATATTCCTGCTTGTTGTCTTGTCCATGGATTAGGAGTAATAGGTACTCCTAAAGAGTTTTCTAAAACTATTGCTACAGGGGGGTTAGTTCCAGATTGAGTAAGTAAACAAACATAACTTTTATACGAGCCTCCACCTGGCATATCTGTAGTTAAAGCTAATGTACCGCTTGAAGATGGCCATTGTAAATCAATGTTGCTAGATAATAACGTGTTAGAAGTTATTGAAGCTTCGTTACCCGAAGCGTTGTTAAAAATTAATTGATTAGGTAGCACATCAGTGTATGATCCATCTGCTATAAAAGTGGTTTTAAATCTTTTGCCACTTAGAAGGCTGGTAAAAAGAGCAGAGGTTATTGTCAGCGCGTCAATACCCCACGTCCACAAAGCGTCCGATGGACTTGCTTGGTATGTGTTACCGTTTGTTATAGCAGTTTGCAAAGTAAACTCTTCGTTTATAAAAGTTTTTAAACCTTCAACCGTAATATTTTTAGTCACATCAGATGGCGTACCATTCGTTTCACTAATAATTATTTTGTCATCCAAATTGGGAGAAACAACCGTATATGTGCTAATTCTAGCCATTTATTTATTTTTTGTAATTGTTATTTTGTCTGCTATTTTCTCAGCGCTTCTACCCACTACATATCCACCTATACCTATTTGAAGCAAAGTCCAGAACTCTCCTTCTAGTATTGGTATTGGCCATCCAAATAATGGAGCAGCAAATTTATTGTATATAACAATAAATCCAAAAGACAGCATAAGTAATGGTCTCCAACTTCTTTGCAGCCAGTTACCTTTTGCCTCTGCTATGATAATATCTGTTTGAAGTTTTTGAAGCTCTAATTCTTTTTCTTTTAAAACCTGCATTATTTTATTTCTTGCAGCAAGCCGTTCTTCGTCAGAAGTAAACAGATTGTCAATCACTTTACCAATGTCTCCAATCACATTTGCTCCAAAAAATTCTAGTATTTTTTTCATCCTTAAAGATATGAATTAAATATTGTTATTGTTGTACCTTTTTCTTGCATATCAGACAAAGCTAAATGAAATCTATCAAGAGCATCTTTGCTTGCTAAAGTGTCATAGTATCCATCTGAATTTAACTCACCAAGGTATGTGCCTGGTGCAATGCATCCGTTTATTTGATCCCACATATTTGCAGTATGAATCTTACACTCTGAACGGTTAGGTACATCTTTTAGCTCCCACACCATTCCAAACTTAGGAGAGTTTTCCCATACCAAAGGGTAAGTTCCTGTTGGCACGTTAGATACATTTTGCTCATTATTACGATCTCCTCTTTCTATGCAAGGACTAATATATATAGGCTGGCGAAATTTATCTAAAACAATCAAAGATCCTGTAGATTGATTTTCATCCATCCACACCCTTTGCAAAATTACGCGCTTACTCATTTACTTTCTATTTCTTAATTTTACCCACTTTGTCACAGTGTATCCAATTGTTACCACCAATAAAATAATCTTTAACCAAACCTCAAGGTTTGTGAATGTAGTAACCCCCATTGTAATTGCGTTAATTGCGTATATTTTTAAATCTGTCATTGCTATATTTTTCATTTTATTTTTAAATTAAGGAGTTACCCCTTTGAAGATCAATCAACCAAGAATTATTTTGAAAAAAATGATATGTAGCGTTTGACTTCATTAGTATATAGAGTAATAAGAGTTAATATTTTCTTCTATAGGTGCAGCTACAGGACTATTTAAAAGATATAATACAAATTCTTGTATTTTGCACTTACTTTCGCCAGTACCATTTGAAGATCTTCCTAACTGTGTTCTTGCTACTTGAGTGCTTCCATTAACTCCAGTGGCTTTTTGAATTCCGTTAACAGATGCAGTAGAAAAGAAACCATTGCTCTGAACATTAGTGTATAAATTTTGTATTCCAAAACCTGAACTATAGCTTATATCTGATCCGTTACCTCTTAAAAAAGCATCTGTAGGATCAAATCTAAAAGAATTAGCATCACCTCCTCCTGCTAATCCATAAGTAAAACCAATACTGTTTTGCTGATTAACCATAAACAAATTATAAGCGTTTTGGTATGGCGTCTGATATAAGGCCCGTAAATTACTATCAATAAATTCTACGCAAGGTTTTCCATTTACAAGTAAAAGAACACCTTTTTCTACAATAACAGGCTGTAGTGCCTGGTCTATTTCAATTAAATCATTTGATTGACTTTGGTCATACCAAGTTGTTACAAATCCATTATCAAGAACTCCAGTTCCAGTAAAAGAAAGTAAAGTTCCGTTTGTTATCTCACTTGCTGTAAAATCTTGTTCAAGATTGTCGATAGATCTTCTAACTCTTACAACGTTTATAGTAGTAGATTTTAATTTTCTTAATGAATAAGAATGCCCATCTGGATTAGGAAATTCATCTAATAATAAAATTTCTCTACCCCTTTGACTAGTAAATAATATAGCATTTCCAATACCAATCCCTAAACCCATTGTTTTTATTGTTTATGTTACCAAAGAGCAAGAATATTAGTTGCCGTAGTGTTTGTGCTGTACACGCGAAGTACTTGAACAGGCATAAAAGTTCCTGCTGCTACCGCTGTAAATACAACATCATTTCCTCCTGCCGTAAGAACTCTTACGTCACCTGTTACCCCAACATATAATACACATCCATTATTCCTTTGTTCAGGAGATGTTGAAAGGCTAGGTATGTTTACGGTGTCGCTAGGGGTTACATCGGCTGCATTTGATACTTGTAATTTTTGATATGCCATTTTTGTTTTTTTTTATAATTTATGATTCTTTAGGAGGAAATCTTTCTTGTAGTCTTTTAAGAAGAGATTCTCTTTTTTCTGCCATTACTAACTGCTTTTCTTCTTTATTCTTAGGTATTTTGCCTTTAAATGGAAGCGGCACAGGTGTTCCCTTTGGAGGTATTCTACCTGCAAATCTAGAAGTCTTTGATGCATAAGCCAAATTATTTGGTTCATCCTTAACGTCAATTATAACCTCTGAATATTCTAAATCTTTTGTTACATCAGCCGCAGGAAAACTATCTCCTAACACCGTTCCTCTTTTTACATCTCCTTCCAACACTACTTCTGCTGAAGCTTCCCCTTCGTATTTATATTCTACCTTAAAGGTTGCATCTATTGGTCTAAGTAATGTTGCTTTGTCGTCTGTTACTTTTATTAATGTTTCTTCCATTTTTTAAGCTATTGTAAATTCTACATTTGTATTTTTTTGAACAATAAAATCCATATCAACATAAACATCACATTCAAAATTTGCAGCATCTGCTGCTACGATGTACATTGCATTAAACTCTATTGGGAATGTTGGTATATTCTCTTGGTTAATATAAAACAATCCTAAATTTGGTCTTGCTATATCAGTTGAATCATCAACCATAGCTCCAAAGTTTAGAGGATTATTTGTATATCCTCCAAATCCATTGAAGTCTACAGCCTCA